AAATGGTGAAACTGTAGGAATATCTGAAGACTTTTCAATTGGCGCACCTTGGCCTGGGCATCCTAATTTAGATGCTGAAGATAATGCAAATTGTCAGTGTATAGTGGATTTTGAGGGGTAATATATGACAAAAGATAAACCAGTTGGTGTAGAAGGGTCAAAAGAACCGTTCTATCCGCCTCAGGGAGCGATTAATGAGGCTAGAAGGGGTTTGGAGTGGCGACAAGAATATAATCGCGGTGGAACTGCTGTAGGCGTAGCAAGAGCCAGAGATATAAGTAATGGAAGAGGATTATCACAAGATACTATTGGAAGAATGGTAAGTTATTTTGCTAGACACGAAGTTGATAAGCAGGGTCAAGGATGGTCAAATGGAGAAGATGGTTATCCTTCGGCTGGTAGGATTGCTTGGGCTCTTTGGGGTGGCGACCCTGGAAGAAGTTGGGCTAACAGAATATGGGCGAGTCTTGAGCGAGAAGGAGAACGAAGCACTAATACTATTGAAAAGGGAGAATATAGAATGCAGGTAAAATCATTTCCGGTTGATACAATTGAAGTAAAGGCTGCTAGTAGTGAGGCACCTCACGGAGAGTTTACGGCTCTTGTATCAGTTTTTGGAAATACAGATTTAGTGGGTGATAGAGTCATGCCTGGAGCTTTTACAAGTAGTTTAAAAAGTTATTCTGATGCAGGAAAAAACTTACCTATTGTTTGGTCACACGATTGGGGTAATGCAGAAAGTTTTATTGGTAAAACATTATCGGCTGAAGAAAACGCTGATGGACTTTTAATACGTGGTGCTTTTTTTGATACACCTAGGGCGCAGACCGTTAGAACACTTTTAGCAGAGAGAGTTGTTAGTGAATTTTCTTTTGCTTATGATGTTGTAGATGAGCAAAAAGGTAGTGATGGGATAAACGAATTATTAGAATTAAAAATACTTGAGGCTGGTCCTACATTAAAGGGAGCAAATCCTGCTACACAATTAATCTCTGCTAAGAATATTGCAAAAATAAACACAAAGGCTGAACCTGGGGAATTACAAGAAGGCTCTTTTGTAACTTGGGGAGAAGGTGGTTATGGAAGAGTTGAGTATGTAATGATTGATGGGACTTTTGGTGTTGAAGGTGATCCTATGAGTTTAGTTGCTACTGAAGATGACCCTTTGGCTTTAGTACGAGTTTATACGGAAGCGGTAGAAGAGGGAGAAGATTATAGTCCTACAGAAATGTTTAGAGGATTTAGATTCTCTGAATTAACTGTAAATGAAGATTTATCTAAACAAAAAAATATTAGTATTGATAATATAAAGGCTGGGCGCACTATATCAAGTAAGAATGAAGGACTAATCAAGCAGGCTAAGGTCATGCTTGATGAAGTTTTGAATTCATTAGATACACAGTCAGACCCTGTCAAATCTGAGGAACCGTTAAAAGTCAAGGATGAGGAACTACGGATGGAACCTAGTATCGCTATAACTTTGCTTGATATCGCTGATATTGAGTCAGAGTAAAAATAACATACAACCGAGAAAACAGGAGAAAAAAATATGAAACACTTAATTGATCAGGCAAAGCAAATTGCTGAAACTGCTGCAACTGAAGGTCGTGCTCTAACTAATGATGAGCGTGAAACCGTTGAGGCTGCTATATCAGGAGCAAAGGCTGTAAAGGCTGATAACGAACTACGTAAAGCGGTTGATGCTTTGGGTAGTGAACTTGCTGATGCAAAAATTCAAAAGGATGAACCTAGTGTTCAACCACGTACAACAGGTGGCAAGTTACTTGCCGACTCATCTTTCAAGACTTGGCTTGGTGAGGCTACACGTAATGGTCAACCTGATGTAAAGTCTTTACCTAATTCCCCAGCAGTTAATATTGGCGGAATCAAGGCTACATTGTTAGGCTCATCAGACACATCTGCTGGAGCAACAATAAGTAATGACAGATATGCACCAATTGGTATTGCATATGGTCGTGGCGGATTATCTGCACTAGATTTAGTTACCGTTGGGTCTACTACTTCTGATGCTGTTGAGTTTGCACGTGCTATGCGTATTATGGCTGGTCAGTCTGTAAATGCTGCAGGTCCAGTTGCTGAAGGTGACCCTGGAGCAGAATCAACTCTAACATTTGTAAAAGATACAGCAGTAGTAAAAGATTTAAGAACTTTTATTCCTGCATCTGTTAGAGCTTTATCTGATAGTGCTCAATTAGAAACTATCGCAAATAACTTCTTAACTTATGCTATGCAAGAAGAGTTAGAAGACCAAATTATTGCTGGTAATGGTGCTGGTAATAACATGACTGGTATTTTCAATACAGGTTATGTTCAGGCTCAGGCTTTTGATACAGATATTGTAACTTCAATTCGCAAGGCGATTAGAAAAGTACAGACTGTTGGAAATAGTCGTGCATCTGCAGTATTGCTACACCCAGAAGATAATGAGAAAGTAGATTTATTGCTTGATGCTCAGGATACTTACCTATTTGGTGGTCCTGCAACTGCATCAACACCTACAATCTGGGGTCTACCACGTGTAGTATCATCTGCTGTTCCAGTAGGAAATGCTATTGTTGGTGATTTCCGTAAGGCTATCATCTGGGAGCGTCAAGCACTAAATGTTGCTATGTATCCTCAACACAGCGATTATGCTATCAAGGGACTTGTTGCTCTTGTTGCTAGTGCACGTGCTGCGTTCGGAGTACTTCATCCTGAAGCATTCTGTACTGTAGATTTAACTGCGTAGTATAAAGTAGTTAGTGACCTAGTGTTGAGATACGTCTCAACCTAGGTCATTACTATAAATAGACAAAGGAGATAAAAATGGAAATAAAATTATATGAGATTGAACCTGGCGTATTACTCAGACTTAGCGAAGAAGAGGCAAATAAACTAGGTGTTAAAGAATATGTAAAACCAGCAACACCACAGAAAAATAAAGCAATGAAACCACAAAAAGCAAAACAAGAAGAAGTGGTTATTGATGAGTTAGAGCAGGAAATAGATGGCTAGTCTAGCAACTATTGCTAAATTAGAGTTGTGGTTGGGTAGAGATGTTGATAATGTTTCTGCCCAACAAGCTTTAGATATTGCTAGTGATATTGTAAGAAACTATTGCGGGCATAGTATATCACAAATATTAAATGATACTTTGATATTAGATGGTACAGGTACAAACTTTTTATTATTGCCTGCTTCACCTGTAAATGGGATTGATAGTATTGAAATAGATGGAGAAGTTTTAGATAGCGATAATTATAAGTGGAGCAAAAAAGGTTGGGTAAAAAGAATTGATGGATTATTTTTTCCCACGACACCTGGCTCTATTGAGGTAATTTTTAATCACGGATATGCAACCATTCCTAATGATATTGTTGGAGTAGTATTATCGTTATCTAGTAGAGCGATAGATGGGTCAAATAATATTAAACAAGAAACTATTGGGTCGTATTCTGTAACTTACGGAGATACTACTGCTGTACTTAGGGCTGATGAAAAAATGATATTGGATGGATACAGGGTAACTATATGAGTTTTGATAAATTAGTTACACAGACTGGTACATTAAAAAGGTTAGATAATACTTTAGATAGATACAATAATATTATACAAGATTTTTCAACTCATGCTACTATAAGTGTGCGAGTAGACGAACAAAGCACAAGTGAAACCGAAGATGATGCTGCAAGTACAAATAAAATTGTTAAGATTTTTACAAAACACGTAGATATAAGAGCATATGATATAATTACAGTAAATGCTTTAGATTATAAAATTGTAGGAGAGCCAATTGTAAAGAGAGATGGTAAAGGGATTATTCATCATTTAGAAGTATCAGCAGAGCAGGTAAACGTATGAAGGAAGGTTTTGAATTTGTACAATTTGATTTTGATGCGGTATGGGCTGCGCTTTCTAAAAGTACAGTGATGCGTAATTATATGGAAAAACTTGCAACTGATGTAAATAATCAGGCTACTGCATTAGCAAGAAGTGAGGCATATGACGAAGGATATTATTCAGATTTATTTGTGTCTACAGTTGGTAGTGCATCACAGGTTAGAAGAGATTTTCAAGAAACACAAAATAAAAGAAGAAGTAGAAAAAGGCAAGGAAATCAAAATAGAATTATTGATAGACAATATATTAAGGGAGAAGATGGTAAACCAATTGCTGTTAAAGGTGAGCCAGATGGTTATGAATATAAAGGTAGTGTTGGGGTAGTTAGTAATCTTGACTTTAAGGCTTTTTGGGTTGAGTATGGCTCTATTGCCAAAGGTCCTAGAAATATAATGGGTAGGGCTACTGAGTCTGTGGCTAATGCTAGCGGAAATGAATGGGAACCACTTTACGATAAAAGTTATCAACAAAATCTTACAGAATTAGGTAACAAGATTAGTGCTGCTAATCTTGGTAAAAAGAGAAGAACAAGGAGTAATCCACAAAAATGACATATCAAAGAATTCCTGATATAGAGAAGATAGTTGTTGATAAACTTAATGCTAATGCTGCAATAGAAGGTATCGCTGGAGCAAATTGTGCCTCTACAGAGTTAGCACCAAATGCAATATTACCTAAGATAAGAGTTACATTGTCAGGTGGAAGTCCGGTGGTTAGGGGTTGGTTACACGCTATGAGAGTTACTATAGAGGCTTGGGCGGATACAAAAGAAGATGCTTATGATTTATTTGTTGAGGCTGCCTATGTCTTGGAAAACCAACTTGAAAACGCACTATATACAGAAGGGATAGTGACTTCTTTCACTCAGGATTCTGGGATGAGTTGGTCGCCTGATCCAGTTACAAAGACACCTAGATATCTAGCAAGCTTTGTAGCGCATACTCACCCAAACATATAAGGAGAAAAATAAATGAGTGCAACAGCATCAGAAGTAGTAGTAGGCTCGGGCGGTAAGGTGTATATCGGTCCAGTTGGTACAGCAGAACCAAATACACCAACGGCAGCACTAAATGCTGCTTATAAAGATTTAGGATACATTTCAGAAGATGGAGTTACTGCATCTTTTGGAGTTAGTGTTGAAGATATAAATGCTTTTCAGACACTATTGCCTATACGTAAAGTTGTGACAGGTCGTACGGCTGATTTGTCTTTTGTTTGTCGTCAATGGAATGTTGATACTTTTAGTTTAGCATTAGGTGGCGGGTCATTTGACACCGATGCGGGCGGAAATCACACATTTTTCCCACCTGATAACGATGCTGCTTTGGCAGAGTGGAAGGTAATTATTGAATGGAACGATGGTGCTAAAAATTATAGATTAATCGTACGTAAAGCAGTTGTAGTAGAGTCAGTTGAAACTACTATTGTAAGAAATGCTGCTGCAGACTTGCCTATCACACTTAGCGTGCTCGGAGCGGAAGGTACTGATGCTTGGTACTTACTGACTAACGATGACGCTTTTGAAACGGCTTAATCTATGACACGCATCATTGATTTAGATGCGGCTAGGAATGCTAGGTCTGAAGCAAAGGCTGAAGCACCAGTAATTAAATTAGGTAATAAGACTTATAAATTACCAAATGAATTACCCTGGCTAGTTGTTGAGGCTGCATCAAGTGGCGATACAAAAAATATAGTTAATGCTATTAAATTATTGTTGGGTGATCAGTGGTCTGAGTTTGAGTCAAATGGTTTATCAGTTGCTGATATGACGGTATTACTAGAAAATATTGCAACGATTTACGGTACTGATTCGGGGGAATGACAAGCCTCAATCGATTTGTAGAAAGTCATTACGGGGCGATTGAGGCAGACTGGAGAAGGTATTACGGTCGTAGTCTCAAGCAAGATTTATGGGGCGTAAACTATATCGGCGTGAGAGAAATCTCGCATATGGTAAAGTGGTTACCTTCTGAGGCTGCGGTATGGAGAGATGCTGGAACTAGTTGGAGTACGGAGAACGAATTACAGGCTACTACGGTAGAGATGCTAGATGCAATATTACGTGTTTATATACAATCACATAGTAAACCAAATAGCAAAAAACCAAAACCTATAAAGATACCTAGACCATATGAAAAGCAGGAGAAAAAACGCACCAGTATAGGTGAGATGCTTGCTAATGGTCTTACCATAAAGAAGATTAAAAATGAAGGGGGTGATAAGTAATGGCTATTGAAGCAGGTTTTTTAAATGTACTTATCGCTCCTAAACTTGTAGAAAACTTCGGTAATAAGTTAGGTGCTGACTTAGATAAACAGTTAGGTCCGATTGCTGAAAAAACTGGAAAAAGCTTTAGCGAAAATCTTACAAAAGGATTAAACAAAGCAGGAAAAGGATTAACGGCTGGAGTTACTGCACCATTATTAGCGATTGGTGGAACTGCTGTAGCGGTTGGTTTGGAAATTGATGGTGCTTTTGATTCTATAAGAGTTGGAACTGGTGCAACTGGAAAAGAGTTAGAAGGATTACAAAATAGTTTTAGAAATGTTGCTAAGACTTCTACACAAAGTTTTGAAGATGTAGGGTCTACAATTACTACATTAAATCAAAGATTAGGATTGACTGGTGAGCCATTAGAAAAACTTGCTACACAATTATTAAATATAAAACAAATTACTGGCGAGGCTGCTGATACCGAGCAGGTCACACAATTTTTTAACGCTTTTAATATCGGGGCTGAAGATCAGGCAAAAACTTTAGATAAACTATTTATTGTTTCACAGAAAACTGGACTAGGATTTAATGAGTTACTATCAGGTACTTTAGGTCAGGCTGCTGCTTTTGAAACTTTAGGATTCGGGGCAGTTGAGGCTGCTGCTTTTGTTGGTCAATTGGAAAAGGCTGGAGCAAATAGTGGAGCAGTATTAGCAGGATTAAATAAGTCTATTGCTGCATCTGTTTCGGGTGATAAGGCTGCGGAAGAAGCAACAAAGAACTTAGCAAAGGCACAGGAAGAACTAGGGACTAAAACATTAGATTTACAGGTTGCAGAGAAAAAATTAGATGAAGTTAGGGCTGACCCTAAAGCAAAAGAATCTGAAGTATTGGCTGCTCAGAATGCCGTAACAAAATTAAAAACTGATGTATTAAATGCTACTAATACGATTGCTGCTAGTAATGAGATTATATCAAAGAAAACAGGTGGAGTTGCTACATCTACAAAAGATTTTTTCGCTAGCACTGTTGCTGAAATTGAAAACTTAATAAAGGCTGGAGATGAGGCTGGGGCTCAAGCTTTAGCAAAGGATATATTTGGTGCAAAAGGTTTTAATACAGTTATAGCACAAATAAAAGAAGGTACATTTAATATACAAGAGTTTTCACAGGAAGTAATAAACTCCAGTGAAAGTATCAATGGACTTGCTGCTGATACAGCAGACTTTCCAGAACAATTAGCATTATTAAAAAATCAAAGTAAGTTAGCATTAGAGCCTATTGCAAATGTTTTATTACCGGCAATTACAAGTGCTTTACAGGCTGTACAGCCCTTCATAGAGAAGTTTTCAAATGCTTTTGGGGGATTATCACCTGAAACTGCAAAACTAGTTGTTATATTTGGCGGACTTGCCGCAGCTTTAGGTCCGGCGCTTTTAATATTTGCAAAGATTATTACCTCTGTGCAGACAATAACGGCTGCTGTAAAAGT